TAGACAAGATGGCCATTAGAAAAGAATATCATGCGGCTCTGACTAGGGGGGGATTGGATTTGGATTATTTGGTGAATAATATTAAAAGTATTGTTGATTCGGCTGACACAGATGGCGTCAAGCTAAAGGCCGTGCAGATTCTTTTGCGTTCTTTGGGGCTGGATCGATATGAAAAACAGGAAGATACGGGCAAGGGGTGGGAAGAGGCGGTAATAGAGGCGATAGAGAAAAGGGGGAAACCGAAAGAGATAACCGAAGGGGAAATAGTGGAAGGGGAGTTTGAAGAGAAAAAAGAGGTAGAGGAAGGGGAAGTTAAGGATTATGAAGTAATTCTCCCGCCTATGCCGGAAGAAGAAAAAAAGAAACATGAAGAAGAAAATAAACTGGGGGAGGAACTTTATGAAAAATAGCACTTTAAAAAATCTTGCCTTATTAAAAGACCCCAAATTTTATTTGGAAAATTTAGTAAAAATAAAAGGGAAAAAACCAGGGCAGTTAATTCCGTTTATTTTAAAAGAACATCAGAAAGATTTATTTAACACGATAAAAAATTATAGTCGGATTATTGTGTTGAAGGCCCGGCAGCTCGGTACAAGTACGGCTATTGTGGGAAATTTTTATCACCGAACTATCATGAATCCAGGAACGACGTCGGCAATTATTGGATACAATACACAACTGACGGCAGAATTATTAGATAAAATAAAAACATTCTATCGCAGTACGCCAGACGAATTAAAACCGACAATCCATTACGATTCTAAATGGGAAATTAGTTTTCCAAGGATAGATTCTAAGATATTAGTGTTGCCTTCCACGGAGAATGTAGGACGCGGGTACACAATTTCGAATTGTGTATCGGGGGAAACAGAAATTTTTATTAAAAATGGTTTTACTAAAAAGGTTAAAGATGTTTTTAATGGAGAATTTATTGTTAATGGAAAAGGTGGATTGGCGAAAGTTCAAAAGGTGATTAAAAGAAAGAATAATAAAAAATTATTAAAAATAAGTATTATTGGCAACGACGATTTAATTGTTACCGAAGATCATAAAATTTTAGTGAGAGGTAGTAGAAAAGATGGATTTAGACCGATGTGGAAAGAAGCAAAAGATTTAACCAATAAAGATAGAATAGGTTATCCATATTTTCAATGTAGAAATAGATATAAAAAAATTATTATCCCTAACGCTATAGACAAAAATTATTTAAGTAGAAGTAGTTTTTCCACCACAAGTAGAGAAATTGATATTAATTATAACTTTGGTTTATTTATTGGTTGGTATTTAGCCGAGGGAAGTATCAGAAAACAAAGAGATTGTACCTATACTGGAGTTGATATATCCGTTGATAAAAGTGAAGTTGCGGAAATTTTAGAAGTAATAGATAATAGTGTTAGAAAAAATGTACAAAAAATTTCTGTTTCATATAATAAAAATAGTAGAACGGCAATTATACATTTATATGGAAAGAATTTTGCTAAATTTATTTCAGAAAAATTTGGTGATGGATGTTCTAATAAAATGATTAATGATTGTGTTTGGTATTGGGGGTGGAAATTTGGTTATGGATTATTATATGGATTATTTAAGGGCGATGGTTATTTTAAAAATAAATATAAAGTACAATTAACAAGTGTTAGCAAACAATTAATATATCAGACTAAAAAATTATTGATTTCTTTAAGAATTGGGACGCCGGGTATAAGACATAAAAATACTAATAGATATGGTATAAAAACTAAACATAGATATGATTTACAATTAGATGGTAAATTTAATTATAAATTTAGAAGAAAATTTGGTTTACAATTGCCTGTTTATAATAATGGGAGGGCGATGTGGAAGTTAAAACATTTACCAGGTGCTAATCAGGGTCATGGTTCAGCCAGAAGAGGAAGATTTTATTTTTGGTCTAAAATAATTAAAATAGAAGAATCGGAATATGAAGAATATGTTTATGATATAATGATGGAAAAAGAACCTCATAGTTTTTTAACAAAATCAGGAGTTGTTCATAATTGTCACGTAACTGAGCTCCAGGGTTGGGAAAATCAAGAAGAAAAGATGATGACTTTAGAGGCTGCTGTACCAATAAATGGTAAGTTGATAGTGGAGGGAACACCTTTAGGAATAGGAAATTATTTTTATCGTTTATGGATGGGTGATAATGATTATGTTAAGAAAGAATATGGATGGTGGGTTGGTTACAGTCGTGAAGAAATTGAGATTATTAAACGAAGGATGAACAATCCGATGAAATTTGCGCAGGAATACGGCCTTACGTTCCTTTCTTCCGGTCTAGCGGTTTTTGACATAAAGAAAATAATAGAACATAAAAAAAATATTTTAAAAGTTGGCGATACGGTTAAGGATGGCGATCAAGTTTATAAGGTTGAGGAAATTGATGGTTGGAGAATTTATAAGAAACCAAAGCCAGATCATTTCTACGTTGCGGGCGCGGACGTGGCTGAAGGGCTTGAGGGCGGTGATTATTCAGTAGCTGTGATTTGGGATAGAACAACAGGCGAAGAAGTCGCTTTTTATCGCAGATATATTCCAGCTGATACTTTTGGAAAAAAATTAAATGAAATGGGTCGTGTTTATAATAATGCTTTAATGGTGGTGGAAATTAATAATCATGGTTTAACCACAATCACTACTTTAAAAAATTTACTTTATCCAAGTTTTTATTTCCGTCCCGTCAAAATTGAAACCATGGGGCAAAGTACCGGTGAGAGGTTAGGATGGAAAACTACCAGAGTCACTCGCCCGATTTTGATAGATGATTTTGATAAAGCTTTTAGAGAAAATGTTTTAACAATCCACAGTAAGGAATTATTAGATGAAATGACAGTTTTTGTTTATGATAAAAATGGAGATATGAATCCGCAACATGGTTTTACGGATGACTGCATCTTTGCGGGGGCAATAGGTTTTCAAGGATTTAAGGTTACTTCCGGTAAACAGTTAAATCAAATTAATTATGAAAAATTTTTGCCCCAAAATTTTTGTTATTAAAAATATATATGCCAAAAGGTATAAAAGGTTTTTCGAAGGGATATATTCCGTGGAATAAAGGAAAACATATATCCGAAGAAACCAAAAAAAAGATTGGACTTAACGGATTTCATTATGGAATGAAGGGGAAACATTTATCTGAAGAAACTAGAAAAAAAATGAGTGAAGCTCGTAGTGGAGAAAAAAATTGTAATTTTGGTAAACATTTTAAATGTTCTGAAGAAACTAAAAGAAAAATTAGTGAAGCACTTAAGGGCAGACAGAGTCCAAATTTGGGAAGAAAATTTTCAGAAGAGGTCAAGAAAAAAATGAGTTTATCTCGAATAGGTAAACATTGGAAAGTGTCATTAAGGGCTAAACAGAATATGAGTATTGGTAGGAAAAATTTTTATAAGAATGGCGGGATACATCCTCTTTCAGGGAAGAAACGTTCAGAGGAAACTAAAGAAAAAATAAGGGGAAAATTAAAGGGAATAAAAATATCTATAGAAGCAAGAAAAAAAAGAAGTCTTACATTACCGACTGGTGATAAACATCATAATTGGAAAGGAGGAATTACTTCATCTAATGAAAAAGTTCGCCATAGTATAGAAATTCATTTATGGCGGGAAGCAGTATTTGCCAGAGATAATTGGATATGTAAAAAATGTAAGATTAAAAGTGGAAAAGGAAAAAGAGTTTATCTCCACGCCCATCATATTGAAAATTTTTATAGAGTAATAGAGTTGCGTACTTCAATAGAAAATGGTATTACATTTTGTAAAGAATGTCACAGAAAATTTCATAAGATATATGGTAAAAAAAATAATACCAAAGAACAAATTATGGAATTTTTGAATTTTCAAAATTAATAAATTTATGCCAGATTTATACAACAACTCAACCTATCAAGGCAACACAATTACAGACAAGATACAAAATCGTTTGGCTGAACTTAACAAGTCCAATCCTTTTTCTTTTTCAAATAATGTACTTACCGTTACTAAAGATGCCAGCGGTTCCATTGTCTATAAGAATGCTGATAATCCTGCTATTCAACCAACAGCTTATGTGGGCAATACGGTTTTAGATAAAATAAAAAATCGTTTGGCTGAATTGAACGGTCAAGTCAGTCCCTTTGCCCTTCCCAGAGTACCAAAAACCGTTGTTGAAACTCCGAAGCAAGGCGTATTGGCAAATTATCCGCAGGCATTAAAAGAAACGACAATCAGTGGCGCAAAAGCAATTCCAAAAATGTTTTTTCCTGCCATAACTAATTTTGTTAAAAAATCAACCGGCATAATCGGCGAGAGTTTAGCCTATGCGATTGACCCATTAGTTAGAAAGCAATATAAAACAGGTAACTTGGAAATAATGCCAAATGTTTCCGCGACTTCTCCAACCGATATGCTAAAAGATACTTTTGCCGCGGGGCTAGAAGCAACTGTTTATAAAGTCATTCCTGCCACTTTAAAAACTTCATTAGTTAAACGATTTGGTTCTGGGGCATTACAAGGAATTGGTTTCGCGGTTTCACAGGGCATTGCTAACGATGAAACGCCAGAACAAATTTTAGATAATGCTAAAACTTATGGGAAATTTGTTGGAGCGATTCAGGCAGTCGCGCCTTATCTTTCGCCATTATTAAAAAGTGAATTGAAGACTGTCCCGCGGGGAGTTAAAAATGCTTTTAGGGGCTTGACGCAAAAGACGAGTAAGGTGCCGGTTGGGTTATCTATAAAAAATGTTGTTCCTATTAAAAAATATTCAGAAACTTTAGCCATAGAAGTATTACCAAAAATTGTTACTAAACCAATGACAATGGAAGAAATTGCTTCGATTATACCTAAAAAATATCCAATTACTTACGAAACAGTGGATAAAGCATTGGCAATAGGAAGAAAGAAAGGATTATTTAAATCTATAACAGTAAAAACAGGAAAAAAGATTGGTTCACTTGATTTTTTGACTGGGAAATTAAAACAGATAGATGAAACAAGAACATTGTGGTCTTTAAGGGAGTTAGGGGAAGTTAAACCTCTCGCCCAAGAAGCAAAACCAGCATTTAGCGATTTAACTAATAAAGTTTTAAAAAAGTTTAAAGCAACTGATTTGGTAAAAACATATCCAATTATAAATCTTAAAAAAACTGTATCTATTACCGATATTTATGGAACTAAAAAAGTGATTCCGGCAGGTGAGGCATTAACTCCTTATGAATTAAAAGGCAATAAATATCTTCTTAAAGACGGGGGCGAGCACGTTGTATCAAAAAATCAATATCGAAATATCAAAGGACAGAGTGTTGTCGGAGAAGTTAAAGAGTTTGCGCCTGAATTAAAAGGGACGGAGGAGATTATCTTAGGCAAACCTATAAATAGAGAAAAGATGATAAAAGAATTGAAGATGTCGGGAGAAAAAGAAAACTTTGATAAATTTAGTGATAATGCACTTCGTAGTTTTTATGAACAAAAAAAAGGATTACTACAAAGTGAAACTAGATACTCCTCCTACCAACTCCCCGGTGCAAAAAATTACAAAGAAATATTAATTAAAGCACCAAATAATTCTCAAAAAGTGCTTGAATCGCAAGGTTATCAATTTGATAAATTATCAAATGGTAAAGTTGATGTTTGGAAAGATGGTACCATGAGAGGATCTTGGCCCAATATAACAACTGCATTAAAAGCATTTGATAGAGACTTAAATATTTTCAAATCCTCTCACTGGGATGAACCCGATGTTATCTCCCATCTCCGTATGAATGAAAGAACCTATCAAGGTAAGAAGGTTGCTTTTATGGAGGAATTACAGAGTGATTGGGCGAGAGAGGGAAGGGCAAAGGGGTTTAGCAATCCAGAAATGCAAAATACTTTACAAAAACGATTAGATGAATTGCCATTAGAAATGGGGAATGCAGTTAGGAATAAAAATTTTGAATTGCATAAAAAATTAAAAGTAGAAAGAGAACAAGTAGAAAAAGCATTAAGCGGTGTCCCCAACAACCCCCTCCTCAAAAATTGGCAAGAACTCTCTATTAAACGAGCCTTAAAAGACGCAGTAGACTCTAATGCTGAATACTTCTCTTGGATAAACGGAGAACAAACAAGTGCGAGGTATAACTTGGCGACATATTTGGACGATGTAAATTGGAAAAAATCTATCAGTCCTATTAAAAATAAAGGAGATAAATCTATTGTTATAAATCCAAAGGATAGTAAAGGTTCTTGGTTAATTGATATAAATAAAGAGGGAAAAATAACAACTACTGCTGGCGGTGCTTCTGCTGAAATGCGAGGCAAAAAACTAGACGAAGTCCTCGGCAAAGGTCTGGCCGATAAGATAATGGCAAAAGAAAAAGGGACTCTCTCTGGCGAAGGATTAAAGTTCGGTGGTGAATGGGCTAATAACCTCTACGATAAACAAGTAGGCAATATCGTGTCTGATTTAACGGGTGCGAAAGTAGAGAAGTTGGATATGAAACTGCCAATAAGTGCTGATACAGAAAAAATGGGAATTTGGGTTGATGCGAATAAAGTAAAAGCAGGAGAGAGTATTGCCGACACGGTT